GCACTCGGATCACACCCATATTCTTTTCTTTCGGAATATGACGACCGCACCTCTGTGCGCATCGCGGCTTGCCCCACTTAAAACCGCCAGCGGTTGTAGGGTTCGCTGTACTTGTCGCTCTCTTGCGGCAAGTACTGAGGAGACCATTCGGTCTGGTTTGAAGCTTGTTCGGATGCGCTTTTCCCTTGGGAAAGGTGAGTTACCGGACCTCAAACCCGCCGATCTTGGCAAGTATCTCCTCTTCCTCCTTTCCCCCCGGTCCTGCCGGGTCTCCGTTCCTTTCCCCCGCGTCCAGCGCGGCTGGAATGATGAGGGCTTCCCTCATCTTCTACGCCTCGGACGTCGGCAGCGGTGGGAACTGGCACACAGTGTCAGTTCCATCAAGAAGGGTCTTCCTTCCACCGTTTGCTCCCGCCACTCCCCCCCCTCCGTCCGCTCGTCTTGGTTCGCCAGGGCCTGCGATCCCTCTCCCTCCTCCTCTTCCCCCGAGTACCTTGCCTTTGCGCGCAAGATTGTCCGGGAGGCCCTTCCCCTTGGTTGGGATAGTCGTTACTATGACTTCTGTCATAGCTTCTTTCCCAAGCGATCGTCCCGCTACGATCGCGGCTTCTCTTCCGAATTCTGGTCTTTGGGTTCTTATGAATCCTTTCAGGCCCGAGTTCGGTCGGGTGGTCCCCTTCCCAAGGGGGTAGGCGGTTGGAATCTCCGTTATAAGGAGGTCCCTTCCGCTGGGAAGTTGAGGCCTATGGGCATCCCGACTTATCGTTGGGATACCCTGGGACCCTTGCATGAGTGCCTCTACTCATACTTGGGGAGAAAGGATTGGTTGCTTGTGGGCCCGCCCGCAGCATCCGATATCGACAGGGTTTGTCAGTTTGACTGGCAGACTTCTATCGACCTCGTGGGGGCTTCAGACAATCTCAGATTGGATGTTGCCGACACAATCCTTTGCGCGATCCTGTCGCGTTGTGAGAAGGTTCCTGGTGCTGTGCGCCAGGACGCTGTGGATTCCCTTCGTCCGTTCGTGGGTGACTCTCAGGTCACTCACGGGCAGATGATGGGCACTTACCTTTCTTTCCCCCTCCTCTGCTTGCAGTCGTACGTCGCAGCCCGCTGGGCTACGCGTGACACTCAAGCTGGAATTTTGATCAACGGTGATGACTGCCTTATCAGCAGTCGCCGTCCCGTTCTCAATAGTGATTACCCCGACTGGGCGATCATTAATGAGACTAAAACCGGCCGCTTTAGGTCGGTTGCAGAGATCAATTCCACGTGTTTCCTTAGGGATTCACGGGGGAGGTGGAAGGAGGTGAAGCACCTCAGGAGGGGAGGTGGTACACGTGACCTCCAGGGTCACGTGCACCAAGCAGCTGTTTGTCGGGCTGCTGGTCCGTTGTGGGAACGTGCCTTCGTCCTTGCGAAGTCTCGCTCTAGGTGGTGTCTACGCCCGAGCGATCTCGGGTTCGATCTCGGCGTACTTGAGGTCTTCAAGTACGAGCGTCGGCTCTGCCGACGCGGCTATGCGGTCCTGCCGCATAACACCGGGCTCGATGACGGTCGTTACCGGCTTTCGCTGGATTCGACGTCCGTGGAGAGGTTGGAGGTCCAGATGGACCTGTGGGTGGGCGGTCGGTCTTTTCAGACCGAACGACAACCGTTAACTTACAACGCCTTCAAGCGTTGTCTAGTTAAACCATCGTCTGCATTTTTACGTGCTCGCGCTGGTGGGTGGCGTGGCTGCGAACTTTCGTTCGGAGTACGTTCCCCGGTTGCCGATCCTCGTCCGCGTGGCGAGGTCGTCCTTGCGGAGTCTCGGTTGTCCTGCAACCCTGTTCCCGTTTGTTTGGTGGAAGACGGTGTTCTTCTCTTGGTGAAACCCTTTGACCCCTGGTCTTAGCGAAGGTTTTCTGCGGTGTGTCGCGTGTCGACGGACGGTCCCTATGGACCTCTTCCCTGATAAGGGCGACCATTGAGGATCTCTCCTCCGCAAGAGATCGCGTTCTGCCCGTGGAGGGCCACCTGCGAATGCGGGTGTGCGCGGCCACCCTTGACAGGGTAGGGGGACCTTCTCAAGGTCCGAAAGAGAGGGTGAGGCGGCTTTAAATCCGCGGTGCTCCAAGTCAATTGGGCATATAGGGAGTGGACGCCGGCTAGCCGGCAAGTGGTTGCCTGTGTAGGCAGCAGCTGCGAGGGCTCAGCCCGG